TTAAGTTTCGCAGACTAGATGATGGCAAGCCTAAGTATGGTTCACCTACTGGGCAGAAGGCACACCTGTATAACGTATGCGACATCACCTTGCAGTCACCATACATTGTCGTATGTGAAGGCGAGTTAGATGCAGTCATTACTAGCGGGATGCTTGGCATCCCAGCAGTTGGTGTACCTGGTGTTGCTAGCTGGAAGCCACACTTTCCTAAACTCTTTGGTGGCTATGACACTATCTATGTTGTTGGTGACAACGATGTTAAAGAGGATGGGTCTAACCCTGGCGCTGAGTTTGCCAAGCGTGTGGCTAATGAGGTAATGAACTCAACTATTGTTACACTACCACCAGGTATGGACATCAATGACTACTACCTAGTGCACGGGGCAGATGCCACACGCGCTTTGCTAGTAGGTGAGAAGGGTGAGTGATGCAGAATGGATCATAGTAATACAGACTTTGGAGCGTATGGGCTTTCAGGTGTGTACGTTGGACAAAACCTCCGAGACATTAGTAGTAAAGCCGATACCAATACGTTCGTAACTGATGTATGGGAAGTATTAGATGGTGCAGGTAATCTGCTCATCAAGAAGCACAAAGACTACGGCCCAACTAACATCAGTCTCTCACCTGGTGGCCCACTCAACGGTCTGCGTGTGCGTATGCACGACAAGACAGCACGCATCAATCACTTGATTGATAGCGGTGCTACACCTGAGAACGAATCATTACGAGATAGCTTCATTGATCTACTTAACTACAGTGCTATCGCACTGATGGTGTTAGATGGTAAGTGGCCTCGTGACTGACCTGAACCCAGTTGCGTTTGACCTAGCAACTTCAGTGGCTACGACTATCTATCGTAGGTACAAGAACTATGTAGAAAAAGATGACATCAAGCAGGAGTGCGTTGCTTGGGCTATCGGTCGTACTGCCTACATCAACGAGCAGATGTCAGAAGAAGATGATGACAAGCGTAAGCACAATGAAAGTCGTATCGCATTTCAGATGCGACGTGCAGCAGAACGCTATGCACGTAAGGAGAAGGCAACAAAGTCTGTATTACTATGATCCATTCCGCGTCACTCACCCTTCTCACCTACTAGCAGAGTACGCGTGGCATCTGCCCCGTGTGCTAAGTAGTAATCGTTGATGTCCATACCTGGTGGTAGTGTAACAATAGTTGAGTTCATTACCTCGTTAGCCACACGCTTACTAAACTCTGCACCTGGGTTAGTGCCATCCTCTTTCAAGTCATTGTCTCCAACAACGTAGACTGTTTCGTAACCACCAAATAGTTTTGGAAAGTGTGGCTTCCAACTGGCTACTCCTGGTACACCAACAGCTGGGATGCCAAGCATCCCGCTAGTAATGACAGCATCTAGTTCACCTTCACACACCACGATATGTGGTGAGTCAAGTGTTATATCGCAGACGTTATACAGGTGTGCCTTCTGCCCAGTAGGGGATCCATACTTAGGTTTGCCATCATCTAGTCTGCGGAACTTAAAGCCAACGCAACTACCACTAGCAGTGATGTAAGGAATGGAGATCCACCCTTCATACATTTCGTGACCATTGTTAGGATCAACAACAGTGCCTAGCATAAAGCGTGAGGCTACCTCTTCAGATATCCCACGTCCTTCTAGGACGCCTAGAGCCTCCGGACTTACCGCTTGTGCGTATCTGTGCGCCGCTTCCAGTAGCAATTTCGATTGCACGTTTGAGGCCATCCTTAAACTCCAAGTTCTCTAGTATGCAGACCAAGTTCGCTGCATTGCCACCCTTACCACAGGTCTGACAGTAGTAAAGGTTCTTATCTGTATTCATAGAGGCAGACCTACGTGAGTCAACGTGCATCACGCAACGCACTGCTACCTCACGTCCCTCTCGTACCTCGCCACCGAAGTAACTTACGATAGGTGCTATTGGGATTGAGTTTGCTTCATCCGATCTTGACTTACCTTTGTGTGCCCTGGTCCAGTCTTGTGTTGACATACGCACCCCTTGTAATCGCACTTGTCGTGCCAGTTAGTAGCTCGCTTGTAGTGAGCAAGCGTGTTCTCTTCTCCGCCTTTAAGACAGTTCTGGCAAATCATCTTCATCCTCTAATCTTTCAAGCAGTTCACTATCTTCTTCTTTAATAATTTCAATCGCTTCTTCTACTGATACAGCTGGTGCTGTCCACGTATCTGTACTTGTAATTTCTCCACCTGGTACTGGCATTTACTTGACCTTTCTAATTGAGTATTGCTCACCATCAACGATGATGATAGTTTCGTGTACACCTTTTGCATCTACTAGAACTCCAGCTTTAATAAGCACACCTTGCAGTACGCTGATCTTCTGTTCTAGTCTTTCGATCTGCCACTTCCAAGCCACGTTGTTTTCAATGTGGTCCATCTGCGTTAGCAGATCTTTCTTAGTGTGAATCATTGCTTCTCCTTCAGCCACTGCGTCAGGTCTTGGATTACCCAAGCCTGATCTATTGAAGCGTTGCGACGCTTAACTACTACATACGAAAGAGGCACTTCCCCAAGACCTCTAGCCTTTGCATAGTTAAGCGCCTCAACTTGCGCTTCTCTCCAGAACTCAGGCAGGGATAGTGTCTGCCTGTTCTTGAGTTCAAGGATATAGGTTTCTCCAGATATGATAACAACCATATCTCCCTCATCCTTTGCCCCAGCTTTTGTCAGACGCTCTGCCATAACACCCGCATTGCGGAGCCATTTCATTACATCTGTCTCGAACTGAGAACCTTTTCTTCCATTAGGATTGGCCACTGCGTATCACCTTTCGCACATAGATCGGTGTCATATAGTTGTACTTATCAGTTGCTTCATAACAACCTTGACTATCCTTATGGAAATAATAAAACTGTGGCCCGCGCTTAAGCGATAGCATCTCTGTTTCATCTGCTACAGCTTGACCGCAATTACCGCAGTGCTTGTTCTTAGTCATCTAGTTTTACCTGGTTGACCTTGAAGACTTGGACTCCATCTTCTTCTTCGACTCTGACTATGTTTGCTTGAATCAAAAGCGATGCGAAAGCAGCAAAGTCCTTCTCTAATTTATTGATGCGGTTCTTTACATACTGCATCTCTGTATTTGATTTAGACATTGATTGCTCCTTGATATCCACTCATTGCATCTCTCCTTAGCATCCAACCAAACTCATCTTGGTCACCGATCTGGCACGCTGCATAGTTTACTAGCAGCGTTGCATAATTGGAAGCATCAGCTGTATGTGGACCAAATCTATTCTTGACTGCAGCAACAGACAGGACTGCCTGTGCTGGGTCATAGCCTAGAGTTAAGATCAACGCTGGCAACTGACTCACCTTGCCGTGAATAGCACGTCGTGCAGGTGGCTTGGTTGGTGAGCCGTACTCTGATTGCTCAGAGACGTGGTGCAACACCATTACACAAGCCTCAGTCTTACGTGCCATATCGTGCAGTTCCATCATAATCGCACGCAGTCCTGCCCATTCATTGTCAGTTTCTGCTGAGACATTCATCAGGTTATCAATGACGATTAGTTCCGGCGCAATTCCGTAGAGTTCTACGTATGCTCTAATCTCCATCTCGATATCATCTAGTGATGGTGATGAGTCAAAGACCCATTTGATGTGACCAAACTTCTGAAAGTGATGGTCGTAGTAGTGGCTGTTACCAGCCAAGTTAGACTCAACAGTTACCTGTGAGTGACCAGATGTGTGAGCAGCAGCTCGCATCATCACTGTCGTTGTGTCAGTATCGGCTGAGAAGAATAGTGTTGGCACCTCTGCCTTGATTGCATAGATCAATGCGAACATTGACTTACCAGCATTAGGTGCAGCAGCAACCATACAGACCTGTCCTCTACGGAACTTGATCTCTTTGTTCTTAAGACCTACCCATACATCAGGTAGCGGTGTGGCTTTGGTAAGCACACCGCCCCAAGCACGGGATAGATCAAGCAACTTCTTCCTCCTGATAGATTTTGATTCCACGCTCACGGCGTACAGCCTGACGTTGTCTAGGCGTTAGCCCACCCCAGATACCGTGAGTTTCGTTTTTGATACCCCACTCAGCGCACTCTCTGCGATGAGGACACCTGTTGCAAATGTTCTTTGCAAAGGTGGCATCAACTGTAGATGCGCCAGGGATAGCAGTTTCATTATCGGGAAACCAAAAGTCTCCACCGATTGTTGCACAACTAGGAGCTTCGTAAAACCTAGGCTCCCGCATTTGTTATCGAACCCAGATAGTGTCGCACTTATCTGGTGCACCCTTTGGAGCTGCACACATATAGCCTGACCACGGACCCTTTTGTCCTACACCTGAACGCAATGACATCACACCGTGCTTGCAAGTATGACCGCCTGCTTGTGCAGGTGCAGCAACTGGTGTTGCGTTAAATGCCTGAGCAACTGATGCAACTGTTGGTGCTGCTGGTGGTGTTACGTAACCTGTTAGATCTCCACCTGTTGTACGGATAAGTGCTGCAACCATACCTAGATCGTTAAGACCTGTCTCTAGTTCCTGCACGTTTGCTGCGTAAAGATTGATGAGTGTTCCGTCATTCAACTTGTAGTTGATCTGAAACTTTGTACCTTCTGTTGCCATTTACTTACCTCCACTTTGCTTTATAGATAGTCGCTGGCTTTCAGCTCCTACCTTCTTAGGGACAAACCCTAATAGTTTTTCTACCTCTGTACTGTCAACGGATTCACGTCCCTTAACAGTTGTCCAACTTACTTCGATACCACTTAGTAGTACCAAGCAAACCTTCAAATGATGTCTTCAAAGAATCCTGTTGCTTCTCAAGCTCTTTGATCTGCTCTGCTAACTGTAAGTACAACAGTGCATTCTTGTCAACATCTGCGTCAGCAATGATTACTTCACTGACTGACGTAAGTTCTTTTTTTATACCAACGCATCCCATCTCACCTGATGCGTCATAGAACTTGCAGTAGAACTGACAGTAACTTGAATCCTTTTCAGGAGCTGGCGCCTCTTTACTTTCCTTAACAGCCGCTAGCCAACCGAGTGCCTCAAGAGCGATGGCTTCGTCATATGCTTCGGTGTGTACCTTGATATCACGTTCGTCACCATCTCTAGCGATAGCCACTAGAGATACTCGGTTGACCGCATAGCCGTTGTTAGCTAGGAGGTAGCCATAAAGTTGTACCTGCCAGCGCTGTTGATTGCTTGGAAAGTAAGAAAGGTTCCGGACCTTGCTTGTCTTCCAGTCAATAACATCACCAGTGCCAGGTACAAAACAGTCAACGTGTGCTTTCATTCCGTTGTATTCAACTTCGGTTTCAATCAGCACATCTTTGTTATCTGCTAAAGCCTTTTCAAAGGAATTAGTAGCCTCATCAGATGCGCCAATTAGTTCTACAGTGCTCTTACCAAAAGCCCAATCAGGGCCTTGATTAACGTCTGCATCATCAAATATGACGCTTACATCCTCTTTAGAAAGAATTGTCCCTATAGCTATATCGTCTACTATAGAAATTGACTCATTAAAAACAGTAGAGAAATTCATCCCAAAAACATCTACTGCGGGGGCATTATCTGCAAAAGCACGAATAAAACCAACACTAATGTCAATTACTTCTAAAGGTGTTACATCTTCTAAAAGTCCTTTATTTACGACAAACCCTAATAAACTATCTGATGTACCAATAAGGTCATCAAAGCCTTTACCTACACCTAGCTGAGCTGTATCTACAGCTACGAAGAAGTCGCTTACATACGGATTTCTATTCTGGGTATCTAAAGCAGCGTCTAGTTTTAAGCTTACATAACGAATTGCTGCAGCTGGAATTACATAAGAAACTTCTGTTCTAGCGTCTATAACACTTACACCCAGCGAGAGCTGGGAATTTCGAACTGTAAGCTTAGTGCTTAAAGCCATTAGAAGTCTTGGCGGATAATAAAGTTAAGTGTGTCAAAAACTGTTTGAATCTGGCCATCTTGGAAAGTTACTTCCACTTCGCCTTCGTACTGGCCGGGGTCGCCCTCTAAAGAAGTTGGTTGTGAGGCCCAATAAAACTCAACTACGCCGTTAACAGCGTCAACAATAGTCCCTGTGAGGGTTGCTATAAGTACTGTTGTGTTTACTTTACGAAACTTTAGCTTACAAGTAGCCCCTGTCAATACAATCGGGTCGCCAGTAGTAGCATCTGTAATCGTACAAACTAGAGCTGGGCGGGTGTCGTTTCTGACTAATTTTATAACGCTCATACGAACCTCTGGAATTCAACTTGGGGGGAGCTACGTGTGAGGCCTTTAGTAACCTGCATACGAGCACGATTAATGTCATAACGAAACATCTTTAATGCTTCCATTGAACCTGCTTTATCAGAATAATCCTGTCTTGGCTGGGCCAATAAACGAGCTCTAGCACCCCAAGCAATAGTTTCTGCCCATTGCTCGAAGATTTCAGAATCAATTTCTTGAGAATCCCGAGTTGGAGCTAAAGCAGTCCGAATATGGAGCGCCGCTGGTTTATCGTACTGAGGTCTTGGGACTAAAATAACTTCAGGCTTTTGGATGCGTGTGATGTATTGAGGAGTCCCGATGACTTGCTGCCAATCGCCCATGCGATAAATACTAGCTAGCTTATCCGGGCCATGGGGGATTAGTAAGTTTGTATCAAAATAAGCAACTACTGGGCCAACCGCTTTCGTATCCGCAGGAGTTGGTATTTGATAATTGTTTTGCATTGCTACAACATTAATTGCTGGAACTTCATATTGCCA